AGACCCTTGGCCGCGGTCGCCGCTGCGTTGGTGAAGGGCCAGCGGATGCCGAAGCCCATCTTGCGCACCAGGATCCCGTTCCACAACAGCGGCCGGCCGGCGAACAGGGGATGCTTGCCCAAGTTGCCGTAGGCCGCGCGTTCCAGCGCGTTGGTCTGGAAGACACGGATGTTGTTGTTGGAGGTGTTGTCCGTGATGATCGAGTCCCACACCAGAGGATCGACGAAGAGCACACCCTTGATCTGATCGTCACCCGCGGCGTCGTCGCCAGGGATCTGGATCGGGGCCATCTTCACGCCCATTTCGTCCCACAGGGCCGCCAGCGCGTCGATGTGCGTGAGCAACATCTTGTCGCCGGTGGCCAACGAGGCAAGTTGCTGACCGCCCTGTGTCAGGGCCGTGCTGTTGACGACCCAGTGCCGATTGAAAGTCGGTGCCAGGCGCGCGTTGATCATCATGTCCACCAGTTCTGCGTCGGTGTCCAGAGGCAGGATCCAATCGGACCCGTCCTGGACCCCGCGCCCGCCGGCCAGGTGGCACAGAGCGCGCTGCCAGCGGAAGCGCGGAAGGCCGCCCTTGAGCTGGTTGAGCGCGTTCATGCGCAGGCTGTGCGGCGTGCGTTGCTGGCTCATCTTGCCGCCGGCGGAGATCGGCAGCGTGGCCATGTCGAGGTTGACATCGACGACGCTGTACTTCATTTCAGCGCCCATGCCTTCGGCGTTCCTGTCGCCCATGATCGGACGCAGCTTGTTCACGTGTGCGCAGTCGACCTGGACCTTGGTGCCGGGGCCTTTGGAGAGCTCATCGACACGCACGATCGGCATATCGGTAGACGACTGCTGGCGCAGCTTGCGCATCGCATCGGCCTCGCTGGGCAGTGGGCCGGTCAAGCTGCGCAGCGGAGTGGGTTGACGAACTGCCATGGCCGCGAGGGCCCTGGAGAACTGTTTGTTTGCCAGTGGTGAGCTGGCGTTGACTGAAGTGACAGACATTTTGGGTATTCCTGTGGGCCAGGACCTGGACTACTGGAACTGGGCGTTGAGCATGGCGACAACTTCGTCGTCAGTCTTCGCGTTCCTGAAATCCGGTTCCTGATGGGTGGGTGAATTCCCGCCTCGCAGCCCTGACAGCGTCTCCGGCACCCTGGATAGGGTTTTGTCGATGACGGCTGCCGCGGCGGCGCGCGGATCTGGCGTGTTTGTGCCGAAAGCAGTGTTGACTCGGCGGACGGTTTCGAGGAGTTGATCGTGGAGTGTTTTGTCCTTCCACGCCGGCTCCGTGGCGATCGCGGCCTGCTGCTTTTGCGCAGCCTCCCAACGATCGGCACTTCCCTTCGTGGTCAACCACTCGAGCAATTCTGGGACTTCGTCGACAGCGTGCTGGGCGGTGTCTGGCAAGTCGGTGTGCTGGATGAATTCCGGTTCCGGCGCGACTGCTGCCGGGGGCGGATTCACGTTGGCCAGCGCCTTCTTGACCACTCGGGCGACGTCGGGATATTCGGCTTCCACCCTGGCAAGGGCGTCTGCGTCTTCATCCGTCTGTGGGCCTTTTGCATTGCGGGCTTCTGCCAAGGCCGCTTCGGCTGCGTCCGCTCTCGCGTTCGCTGCTCCTTCGGCTCGGCGGGCCACTCGCTCGGCATGCCTTGCGGCTCGCATTGCGTTGTCCCTGGCATCCTGCTCTGCTGTGATCGGCGCTGCAGTTGGTGCGGGCGGATTGATGGTCTGTGGGACTGGGGCCGGCGCGACTGCTGCCGGGGCCGTCACGGGGGTTGCCAGTGCAGGGGGAGTTTCGGCCGCAGCCGCGTCCCTGTGCTCGGGCAACAAGCCTCGATCGGCTGTGTCTTCCAGATCTTTCATCAAGGCCTGCTCGAACTGAGCCAGCTCATTGAGTTCTTGCGTATTCGCTTCCACGGTTGCTGTGTTCATTGAAGTCTTCCACTCGACATAACGGAGTCGTGCCCGGAGCGCCTTTGCAGGCGCCTCGCCCGTGAATTCGCAATCGACTGGGCGGACGGTTCCCAGGAGATCGGCTGCCGCAGAAGGGTGTCGGCCAACGCACCGCGACGCATGCGTGGGCCCTCTTTCATTGCACCGTCTCCGGTGCAGGCATCATCGACGGGTTCTGCCCTGGGGTTTGCCCGTCGGCTTCTGCAAATGCCTCTGCGATCAGCTGCTGGAGGTGATCTTGGAGGGGTGTGGTGGCAACGGCTGCCTTGGCCAGTTTCTCCTTGGCCGCTGCGTCGTTGAGTTCTGTCTTGGAGATCGTTTCTGCGACCTCGGCATGGGCCTTGTCGACGGTGGCGGCAGCCAGCGCCTCTTTCATGGCGCCCTGCTTGCTCGCCTCTGCTGCTGCTGCCTGGTCGGCTGCGGCCCGGGCGGCGCGCGAAGACACTGGCGGCATCCCGACAGCCTTGCGGAAGTCCTCGATGGTCTGGCGCTTGGTCTCCGAATCCAGGTTCGCTGCTTCCAGGTACGGCGTGACCATGACCGCGGCGGCCTGCGGGTTGAAAGCCAGCGCCTTGATGATCTCCGAGACCTGTGTAGCCTGGGCGGCGCGCGCCGATTGCGTGGTCGGTGCGTCGGACATGCCGACTCGGATCGGCACGTCCTTGGTCTGGTTGATCGGGGCACCCGTTTGCTTGTCGACCGTGTTGAGCACGACGACACGCCGCGCCGCACCGATCCCGGTGGACACCTTGAGGTCGCGCGTGGCGTGGTCCTGGTTGATCAGCTCCAGGATGGCCTCGTACACCATCCGGCGGCCCATGCGGAAGTTGTCGTTGAGCTCACCCATGCTGGTGACACCCTGCTCGACAAGCGTTTGCATGGCGCTGTTGGCCGTCACGCCGCCCTGGGCCTGGCCGAGCTGGCTGCCGTAGACGCCAGGTTGCTCCTGGATAAGTTGCTTGGCATCCTGCATCGCCTCGAGCTGTTCGCGCTGCAGGCTCAGGTTGGAGCTGATGACCACGCCGTTGGCGTTCTTGCGTGCGGCATTCAGAATCAAGAGCATGTCCGGGCGCTGGACGTTGTTCTCCAGGTCGACGAAGTTGTTCTTCTCCTGGTCCAGGGCGTCGTTGTCGACCGTCACCTGGCGGGCCTTGAGCAGCCACTGGATGCGCAAGCGGCGCTCGTTGTATTCGTCCTGGGGACTGATCATGCCGTCGATCAAGCCGTAAGGCGCCCGGGTCTCGTCGTCGCGGAAGGCGAAGAACGGGATGTATGGGAAGTTGCGCCGGGTCGTGGCATCGTCAGCAAGCCGGTACGGCCCGGCAAACAGGGCTCTGCGAACCTGGCGCGTCAGCACCTTCTCCACCTTGACAAGACCGCGCGCCACAGCTTGCACGTGCACGGGATCCTTCTCATCGTAGAGCACCGTGCGCGTCGGGCCCATGCGCAGAACGATCGCGTAGGCCGGCACCTTGTACCAGACCTCATACATCTTCACCTGCTTGCGGCGGGAGTCCAGCCACTCGTTGCTGGTGATCGTGAACCGACGGAAGTTGTCGAAAGCCCGTTGCATGTCGGTGTACTGCATATGCTCGTCAATGAGCATGTTCGCAGCCCAACCCTCCCACGAGTTCGACATCAGGCGCAGGATCTGCCTGTGCTTGGGCATCGCGGCCTCAAGCTCGTCCAGATCATGCCACTGCATGCGCACCATCCAGCGCGCGTCGCGCAACATGAAATCCTTGGCCCGCCAATCCCAGTAAATCTCCGAACGGTGCACTTCGCGCACCAAATACGGGTAATTCAAGGGATCCTGGTCGCGCGACACTTCGACCCAATCGACTCCACCCTTGACCTGGCCGGCGTAGGCCTGGCTCACTGCCATGTCGACCATCGCCTCGCGCTGGGCCTCCTTCATGGAGTCGTTGTAGACGTCGACAATGTCGGCCACTTCGTCGTCATCGGCCTCGATCCGCACGTCGGCGCGCGTCTTGGCCTCGTAACCCAGGACGGAATTGACGACCCGCTGGATCAGGTTTGTGGAGCGTGGCTCCAAACCTTCTGCAATGCAGTTGAGCTGCTGCTGCTGCGTGAGCTGCTTGCCATCGTAATAGGCATGGCACAGATCCGTGCGATGGCGCCAGTCCCCCGGCTGCTCATGTGTGTCACGAATCAGTCGCTCCAGCGACAACAGATCGTATCCACCAGTGGCTTGGTCGCGACTATCTCGACCACCAGGGTCCGTCGGGGCAACCGGGGTCAGCGCTTCCTTCACGCGTATCCCCTCATCTTGCGAAACGCACGAACATCACTGCTGTTGGACGGCGTTGGGTAGTTGTCGATGAAGGTGAACGCCACAGAGTCGCCTTTGTCAGGAGATCGACCCAGAAGCGCTCTGATGTCGTCCTTGGGCAGGCACTGTATACCCGCACGCTTGCCCATGGAAATGATTTTGTACCGCTCTGCAGCAAGGTCCGAGAACAGCTCCGGGTCCGGCGGCAGCGCAATAGGGTCCGGATTCGTCGGGTCCAGCGCCTCGCGCAAGCGCCAGTACATCATCGCCCGGATGTTGCGAAACCCCAGGTTCCCAGCCACATCGAGCGCCGTCGTGGCCTCTGACGCCACCACCGCCACCAGTTTCATCCCCATCAGCTTGATGAAGTCGAACGCCGACGACCCAATCCCGATCGAGTCCACCGCCACCGTGACTCCGCCCCGAAGGTGCTGCGCCACCAGGGCCGCGGCCGAAGGCCCATCCTTCGTCACGATCCCAGGCACCGAGATCACTTCGTCGAACCATGTCCCATGCCGTCTGGCCAGCGCCGACTTGTCCGCCCCGCCCCGCGACGGGTCAAACCCAAAATGCGTCATCGGACCCTTCACATCCCTCGGTCTCCAGCGAGCCTGCGCAGCCTTGATCCACGCCGTCGGGATCACCTGCCACACATCATCCTGGCGCCCAGCCATGAAGTTACCGTCCCGCATCTGCGAACGAAACGGCTCCGGCAACGCATCCAGCGTCCCCTCATACCCCGTCAACTTCAGGTACAGGTTGTCCTTCACCGACGACGGAATGAAGCACCTAGAGTGCGGCTGCACCCACCGCTGACCGACCTTCACCGGTTTGTTGTTCGGAACCTCCTGGTCAGCGCCCTCGGCATCCGACACGAACCACCGCAACTCCCCAGGCTTGGCCGGGTTCGGGTGATCCGGATCCAGCCACGGCCCGAAGAACCGAATGACCCACTCCCCCTCCGAATCCGTCGGCGGGTTCCCGGCAAACACCACCCGCTGCCGGACCTTCAGGCTCCCAGTGCGCTTCCACCCCATCAACTGCCTAACCTGCAGCTCCGTGAAATGGCAGACCTCATCGAACGCGATCAGATCGTGCGGCCGCCCCTGGTACTTCTTCCAGTCCGAAGCATCCTTCACCGACCCCAGCTCGAGCGTCCGACCCAACTCCAGCCCAGGCATCTCCGGCAACCGCCAAATCCGATCCTGCGAGTCATACCCGTCCCGAGTCCCCAGAATCGTCGAGATCCGCTCCTCGATGCCCACCAGCTGCACCGCCTCACGCCGGAAGATGATCGACTTCTCGTGCTCCGTCAGCGCCAGCCCGATCTCCAGATCAGTCTTCCCGCCCCCGGCCGACCCCCCGTAGAACAACACATCCGCCACGCACGCCTGCGCCCACTCCTGCGGACCCACCTGAGCCTCCCAAATAGGCCTCCCAACCGTCAAAACACGGTCAAGCTCAATCCTCTGCTCCTCAGATAAGTGCGACCAGATCTCCATCAGCTCGCCAGGATCAGCAAGCAAATGCGCGTGCGGCATCTCCATCACTCGCACCCTTCAGGTTTCATGTGAAACAACATCACCCGCTCCCTCAAAATGTCCAGGAGTACCTGCATCGCAGTCGCCTGCTTCCCAAGCAAATCCCTGCTCACTTCGGGTAAACCAGCGAACTCCGCAGTGTGCGCAAACAACCGCAACGACCTCAGTCGCCCCGCCAGCTCGCTCGCCTCCTCAATCACTCGCTGCTGATAGGGCTCAAGGTGCATGGGAAACTCCTGAAAAAAAATTGTGGAGGAATAGGGCCCTTATAAGGGCCCGGGGGGTCGCGCGCAGTCCGCACCCCCCCTGGCCTCGGCCGGCCCACATCGGCCTCGCATCGGCCCACGCGCGCGCCGCCGCCAGCCAGCGCCAGCA